ATGAAGTCTTTTCCTAGCCTATTCATAAATGTTCTTAATACCTTATCCATAAGGGTATTAATCATTCTTAGATATTTCTTTTCTTCTGCTGTTATAAGAGAATCTCTATTACACCAGTCATTGATGATTACTTTGTCGAAATATCCCATAAGTGATGCAAAGAATACCATTTGTTGACGTTCATCTTTGTTTAGATATGTCTTCATACTCATACAGCAACACGCTCCTTTGTTGCTAGAGACTCTATCAAGTCTCCCTTACTTATGCTTTCACGTCCTACAAAAATAAGGTTATCTGTCTTTTGTGTTACTGTTCCAGATACTTTGTTATATCTTATTGTACGGTTGTATCCATCTTCTTTTTTCAGTATGTCTATGTAATCTCCGACTTTGATTTTATTGAAATATCTTTCAGCTTTTTCTTTTAGACTTGTTGCGAACATCATTTTTTTATATTGATTAGTTTCTTCTTTGACTTTTTTTAAGCGTTGTTTTAAGGAGTTTTGAGCAGCTTTACTAGGCATGTATAAGTCACCTAGTATGTTCTTGATAGTCTTGTAGTGTACTCGATATTTTTCAGCTATCTTTGTTATTCTGTCACCGGGTTTATAATTCTCTCTAATCTTTTGTGCTTGCAGTTCTGATAATACATTTTTTCTACCTGCCATTATCAACACCTCACATATGATTTATTTCAATTCAAAAATATTAATCTGTCCTTCCATTTCGTTGTCTACATATTGAAGTTTGCCTAAGATGATTTCTTTCATTAGTCTGCATTTTTCTTTGTAACTAGCTGTTTTGAGTTCTCTTGGGGTCAATTTTTTCATTCTCTCACCCCTCTAAAAATCTTTGAGTTCCTTTGAAGAATCTAAGTTGTGTAAATATATCTCTCATTCCAGAACGTTGTTTTGCTATTATTAACTCTACTTCTTGATACTCTTTCCCTTCTGTTTCATACTCGCCAGCTTTTGGGTCATGCAAGAAAAATACGTTATCTGCATCTTGTTCAAGGCTTCCGCTGTCTCTTAAATCTGTTAGTTTTGGTCTCCTGCTTTCTCCTTCATTAGCTCGGTTCAATTGGCTTAACACTAAAAACGGTACTTTCAATTCCTTCTGCATAAGCTTAAACTGTCGGCTTATGTGACTTACTCTTTCGTTTGATGTTCCGCATTTCTTCATTGTTTCGCATAACTGTAAGTAATCTACTATTACATAATCAAGCTGTCCTTTCATTTTTAGGTTCCTACATATGCTTTTTATCTCTTCAACTTTGAATACTGTGTCATAAATATAAATGTCATTATTGCCTAACTTTAAGGCTTTGCCAACCTTCTCCCAGTCTTTATTTTCCATATCCCAAGGTTTAAGAACTTTCTCGTATTGAAGTTTTGTTCTGATTGAGATTAACCTTTCGACTAGTTGCTCTTTCTCCATTTCAAGATTGAACATTGCTACTTTTAAGCCTTGCTCTACTAAATTGTTAGCTATGTTTAAGCTGAAAGCTGTTTTCCCTATACTTGGCCTTGCTGCTAAATATGTTAATCCTATTTTTACTCCTCCAGTATATTTGTCTAGCCACCTATAACCATATTTTTTATATGCTTGACCATTGCTGTTATACCGTGTTTCTATATCTTTTATAACTTTTGGAAGGATCTCTTTAATATGACTTTCTTTTTCTTTATTGTCCTTAACATCAATATCAACTGTGCTTAGGACATCGTTTTTGAAGTCTGTTAAGTTGTCATATTGTCCGTTAATCGCCATATCAATTATCTTTTGTCCTGCTGCAATATATTCTCTTCTTAAGGATTTACCTTTGAGTATGTTAATATATTGTTTAATGTTTTCTGTTGTAGGAACAATATCAGCAATGTTTGTAAGATATTCTATATCTGCTCCTTCATTTGATACGGTTATAATGTCTATTCCTTTACTATCGTTGTAAAGTTTTTGCATAATACGGAATATATCTTGATGTACTGGGTTATAAAAGTCTGATTCTTTTAAACTATGTGCTATATCTGGCATTAAAGAAGGATTAACTAATATACTGCCTAATACACTTTGTTCTGCTTCTTGAGAATGTGGAAGGTTTCGCAATTTATCACCCCCTTTAATACACCATTTTGTAATTATCTTTTTGTTGCGGTTTCTCTTTTGTTACCTTATCAATAACCCAATTCCTTATAGCTAAGTAATCCGATTTATATTTCTTACCAGTAGCACCTTTATAATTATTTAATGTTTCTATAAATCTCTTAACTAATATCTCACCATGTTCAGTAACTAATTTTTGATATTCTTCTTCTGTCATAGAAACAAAATCTGTATATATTTTCTTTTCATTCTTTACATTCTTATCATTCTTGTTTGTGTCTTTTTGCAGTCTTTTTGTAGTCTTTTTGTGGTCTTTTTGTGGTTCTTCTGTGGTTTCTATATCTTGCCAAACATTGTATTTTACTATGGTTATAGTGGTTTTTTTTCGGTCTGAATTTTTAACTATCATTGAATCTTTTTCTAACAAATTTAAAAATGCTCTTACTTTAGTTTTAGACCACCCCCAACGCTCCATTAATTTAACTTCAGATGTGATAAAGCTTCCACGATTAACATTAATGACTTCATTACCTAATACAAATTTATTGTCTTTGTGATTAGCCATTAATATTAAGTCAATCCAAGCTCTACACTTATCGAAAGGTTTGTCATTCCATATCCAATGGTTTGTTATATCTCTATGTAGCTTTATCCATCCTGTCATTTCTACACCTCACATATTTTCCTAATAAGTGTTTGCTAGTGCAATGCTTTTGTTTTACTGCAAATGCTCCGGTTTCTTCGTTCCATATGTCTTGACATTTTTACACCATCCTAATCCATTTCTTCTAAACAATCTAATATAACTTGCTTATTTGAAACTTTTGATATAGGTCCAGTAACTATGTGAACTGATGTAGCGGTATGTATAAACTTCCATATTAGCAATATTGCAATAAGAATAATTAATGCTATTAACATTGTTTAATCCTCCTTTTAAGGGGCAATATTGCCCCTATATATCAATTTCAAATACCGGTTCACGTTCTTCTAAAGTTACACCTTCAACTATTTCTCCATCCTTTGTAAGCAGCTTATTATTAGATAGCATAAGTTCTTTCTTTAACTCTGCCCAGTTGACAGATTCTTTTGTTTTAATGTAATCAGGTTTGTTTGCTTTTGCCCATGCTAGGAGTTTTTCTTCATCTCGAATAAATTCAGGATTTCGATATTTAAGTTTGAGTGTTCCAGAAGGAAGTTTGTAAGTTTCCTGTGTCTTTGTTTTTTTCTTTTCAACTGTATTGAAATAAGTTTGAAGTTGATTTCTAAGATATGCTGTTTTATTTTCGAACTTCTTTTCATACTCTTCTTTTTTTTGTTGATACCTAAGTATCATAGTGTCACATACGTTTATCATACGCTGTGTTTCTGCTTTTTCTTCTGCTATTTTGTTCAATGCCCATTCTGCTTTATCATCGCTGTCTATTACAAAACCCTCTTGAGTTTCAATAATTTCATCTATTAATTTCAAATCTAAATTTTCCATTATTCATTCCTCCCTTAACTAGCCTTCTTTGCTAATGTTTCAATCTCTTTTGCAATTGTTTCATAATCATGTGTGCTTATCTCTTTTGTATATTTGTAGTTGTACTTTTCTATAACTGATTTAACTAATTCCTTATTGCCATTCGATAATGCAAACAACCTTTTTGCTTGTGATTCTGATATTTTTTGATAATTGCCCTTAGGTTCTGTTTTATCTGTATAATGTTGTGGAAGTTTAGAAGTATCTTGCTGAAAACTGTCCGGATCGTCTTTGTCTGTAGCAATATTGAATTGTTTTAAACTGTCCGGATCGTCTTTGTCTGTAGCAATATTGAATTGTTTTAAAAGGAAATATTTTTCTGCATATGTAAGGGCTTTACCTACACCCTTTTCGCCTGCTATATCTACACCTTGACCATACCATGGTACTTTTATTTGCTCTTCTGGATTTTCTGCATTTATCCAAGTCATTTCTAATGTTAATTCAGTGAAATATGTTGTGGTTTTTTTAGGCTTTTCGTTTCCGTATTTATCTTTTTCGATATATTCAACTACGCTTTCACTTACTTTTGTTCCTATTACTGCTGGAACTAAAAGCAACCCTAATTCATCCATTTTAGATCTTACATTGCTAAGCACTTTACTACTTCCAACATAAGCATATTGAGCGCCTTTATCTTCTTTTTGAAGGTATGGTACTGCTTTCCTTACCTCGATTAATTTTTGGTATATATTCATAATCAATTAACCGTCCTTTCTATCAACATTAAGATAATAATTGCTATGCCAGTTCCTGCTGTTAGGTAAAAAGGTAATTTGTTTTGCAAAATTGGTTTCTGTATGTAATAGTTTCCTGATTTGTATGTAACCTTGCCCATGTTTTCTATCTTTTTTTCTGCTATATGTACTAATCTCCAACATTCAGCGCATATGTTTCTACCTAGATAATTTATTGTGTGATTTTCTTTGCCACAAGCATAACATTTCATTCTATAACCTCCACAAATTCGCTATTAATTAATTGGTAATAAGTATTAGGTTTAAGTATTTCACCATCTATTTGTGCTGATTTTACGCATACAGGAATATAAGTTTCTTTTTCATCATCCCATACCCACTCTGCTAAAGTAATCCAATTACCTTTTTCTCCTTTAATTGTTGAATTAATTCCGATAGCTGCTCCAACAGAATATTGTCCGTTTATTTCAACCTTTGTTCTATATCCTGATGTTGCAACCTGTGAGTAATCTCCTGATGTTGCAACCTTTGAGTTATTTCCTGATGTTGCAACCTTTGAGTTATTTCCTGATGTTGCAACCTGTGAGTTATTTCCTGATGTTGCAACCTTTGAGTTATTTCCTGATGTTGCAACCTGTGTTCTATATCCTGATGTTGCAACCTGTGAGTAATCTCCTGATGTTGCAACATTTGAGTAACCTCCTGATGTTGCAACCTGTGAGTAATCTCCTGATGTTGCAACCTGTGAGTTATCTCCTGATGTTGCAACATTTGAGTTATCTCCTGATGTTGCAACCTGTGTTCTATATCCTGATGTTGCAACCTGTGAGTAATCTCCTGATGTTGCAACCTGTGAGTTATCTCCTGATGTTGCAACATTTGAGCTATATCCTGATGTTGCAACCTGTGAGTAATCTCCTGATGTTGCAACCTTTGAGTTATTTCCTGATGTTGCAACCTTTGAGTTATTTCCTGATGTTGCAACCTGTGAGTAATCATTATTTAATATTTCAGTGCATTTAGACCAAAGAAAGTCAAAACTTGCATTGATGAAACCATTTAAATCTAATTTTGCACCAATTTTAATTCTATTAGTTGCGCATTTTGTATCTTCACTATCTATTTGTAAATCTATATCTCCCAACGCTTCAACTTCTGTAAATTCAGATTCGCATAAATCATAATAGTTTAGTGTATCTAAAGGATTCTCGCAGAAATGGAATCCTGTTGAACAACATATTGCTTTATCAGTTTTAAAAATTTTTCCTTCTTCATATTGAAAACCTTTACAAATTAAACCCTTTTTATAAGCCTTATAACCTTTCATTTGCATATACTCCTATTATTTGATATAATTCATTTGGATTATTTGGTTAGTGCTTGAACTAAGCACTTTTTTTATTTTGCTCGGCTAACTCCCGGGCATTTTCTTCTTCATCTAACATGTCTTTGTACCAATCATCTTCTAAGCTGTTGAAGTAACCGCCGGAAAACCAATCCATATTACTCACCATCCTAAGTTTATTTTTTTACGTTTGAACCTTCTCCATAATCTTTTGCACATGCTTTTGAATTTGGAATAAAATACATACATGCACCGCCTGTTATTGTGCATCCCCATCCATGATATTCGTCTGTACGTATCGCTCATTTACAACCCATCTTATTCCCTCCCCATTTTTGATATATGCCCGTCATTAACTTCAAAATATGTGCCTTTCTCGTTGTAGCCTTTTACTGCATCTTCGAGTGTTATTGATTCACTCATTGTGTTACTTAAATAACCTTTAATCACTTCATTTCCTCCTTTCTGATTAACATGTCAATTTCATCCTGCGATAACTTACATCCAAGTATCATTCTGTCTAGTTTTTCTTGAGCTGCCCTTAGTTCTTCTTTTGCTTCCTCTTTATTTGATTTTAAGTATTCAATCAATTTCATATCTACATATCTTGATTGAATAAGAATTTCTTCTGTAACATTCGACATATCTAACAGCCCCTTTCTATTTTGGAAATTTATTTCTTTTTTGGATTTGTAAAAAGCTGATTGAAAGAATATAATGTAATTATGAAACACCTCACATGTTTCATATATAAACCATTTAACTAACTTTTTGTTGCCCGGTTGCTGCCGGGTTATATTTTTTATTAAGGTGTTTTATAACTTCTTCTTTGGTGACTTGTTTGTCACCTATGAAGTAACGTATTGGTGGGGATGTGGACTTTGACAATTTAATAACCCCCATTATGCAGATTTCGTTATCCATTTAGTAGCACTATTTGCAAAAAAAATATCTAAAGGACTTTTATTGAGAGTTAAACAGATGTTTTCCATTTCTGTTTCAGTGAATGGTGTCCATCCGTTTAACTTTCTACTGAATGTAGTATATGGCATATTAATACTTGCTGCTACTTCTCTTGGTCTTTTGCCGGATTCTATTATTGCAGCTTTTAAACGTAAATTTGCTTTTTTCATTTCATCACCTCACAAGTGTTATCTATTTGGTATCTTAATTGTATTATATTTTTGGTATCGTGTCAATAGGTTTTTGAAAATTTATTATCATTTTAGTAACTAATATTTTGTTTTTGGTAACATTCGATATAATAAAGAAAATAGATATAAAAATAATAAGTAACCTTCTCGGACATAAAGATGTGACCACTACCTATAATATTTACGTTCATTTTATAGACAATGTTGTAGAAGAATCTGTTCAAGTATTAAATGAGGGATTGCCCGAAACTCTTCCTGAGAAAAACCAAAAGAGAACTAATAACATTACCCAATTAAAAACAGGTACCCATTAAGTACCCATTAAAAATAAATTTTTATAAATAATTTTAAATAAAAACAGATAGTAAAAAGTTGTAAAAGTCTTGAAATATGGAGCCCTCAATCGGAATCGAACCGATGACCTCATCCTTACCATGGATGAGGTTATTTTTTCTGTAAAGCCTGTATATAGTCAATTGCAATAAAATTTGAAATATTAAGTACCCATTAAATACCCATTAATTTTTTATTTTAAATTTTTTATTTTTATCATTTTACTTTTGCCCCACAATTTAAGCATACAAATTCTATGTTGGTTTTAATTTTCCCTTTACTTCCACTCAGAAGCAAAGGCACAATTAACCATAAGCCACCTGTGCAAACAATTAGTGCAATATGTACTAGCGTCATTAAACAGCCTCTCTTTTTGATTTTCCCTTGTGTGTTTGAGACTGCCTGTATATTTGTGCTGCCACATTTCGGACAAATCAATTTTCTCTCCCCCTCTTTTTCTTGATGATTTAATTATAATACAAGTTTAAATTTTTTGTGTAAATTTGTAAAAAATATATTGACCTTGTAGCACAATTGTGCTACAATTATATACGTAAGGTGAGCGGAACACCTGATAAATAAAAACACTAAAGGAGCGATGACAAAATGAAAAAAGTAACAATGTATCATGTAGAATTAGTAAGGGATTCAAGTAAACTGTACGATATCGATACAGTGGTGAATTCCAGCATAAAGGCAGGTAAAGCAATAAGAGAAGTCCTTCAAATCGAAAAATGGCACAACGAAAAATTCGGAATGTTGTGCTTAGATAACAAAAATAAAATAATCGGAGTCCACATAATAACCGAAGGTACTGTAAATGAATCTCCGGTATATGTTAGAGAAATAGCAACAAGATCATTACTTAACAACGCAGTATCAGTTATAATATTTCACAACCACCCTGGCGACGATCCAAATCCAAGTAAAGCAGACATCGAAGTTACAAAAAGAACTAAAGAAGGCCTCAAAACGATAGGAATCAAATTACTAGACCATATAATACTAACATCTGAAGGTTATACAAGCTTAGCAGAACAAGGGCTCGTATAAGAGCCCTTCATATAAATTCATTAAATAACAAGGAGCGTGAAGATAATGGCAAGTAAGGCAGATGCAAAGGAATGCCAAATTAGAATACGGATTCATCCTGATATTATGCCACAGATTGAGACCAGGGCAAAAGAACTCGGCTATATAAAACCGAGTGGCGAAGCAAATGTTGCCGCATATGGTCGTAGTCTTATACTGCAAGATTTACAAAAGAATACAATAATTATAGATGGACATACTGAGGAATATAAAGTAAAATAGTAATATAAAAACTCTTTTAGTGTTTTTATCGTATAATTCCGCAAAAGTCCCTTGGATGTATTCAGGGGACTTTTATTATATGAATGAACAAATTCTCTTATTTTTTGTAGAAATTTATTCAAAAATCTATTGACTTTGTAACGTATTCGTTATATACTTAATATATAGTAACGAATACGTTACACAAATATTAAAAGGACGGTGCTTGATATGAGAAACGTAATGAAAAGAGCTTGGGAAATTTACAGAACATTAGAAGGTGACAGACTTGCAAAACTTTCATTCGCTTTAAAACAAGCATGGTCTGAAATTAAGGGAGGAATGAAAATGGTTGAATTAAAAGGTAGTGAAAAGCAAATAAAATGGGCAAATGATTTAAGAGAAAAAATGAACAAAGAAATTGAAATGTGGAAGAAGGCAATAAATCAAACTAATTACATAAAAGAAACTACCCAGCAAAAAGCTCTTGACCAGATTGAAGCAGTTAAGACTTATATCAATAATATAGAAAACGCAGGAGATATAATTTCAGAATTTAAAGATTTCACTAAAAACGAATTTGACAGAGCTAGCAATATGATAGCATTAGTAAGAAAGATAACAGGAACTTGCAGCCTTGGAAGAGCGGAAAACATGTTTGAAGTTATAGTTTTTGAAGAAGAAAAAACACAGAGGGTGTAAAAGCCCTCTTCAATATAATAAGAAAGGGTGTTAAATATGAATGAAATGATTTTTGAAGGGAAAAAAATATCTTTGATTTATACTACTGAAGAGGATTTTCAAGATTTATGTGACAAGTCAGGAATAGAGATTAAGAGCAAAGAAAAACTTGAATATCCTTTTATCAATACCGACTTTTCTACATCACATCTGTACTTATATACCTATATAAGCAAAAAAACAGGCAAGGAATGCTATGCTTATGAAAATAGTTTTGGCGGCGGAGACACTTGGGGATGCATAATTTATAATTGCTCTGAAAAGATTGAGGACGTAGAAGGTATGATAAGCGAATATGATAGAATTTCTAGTCAACAATATGTTATGAATAATTTTGTGTATACTTTCTCAGAGGCAGCTGAATTGTGGGGACTTGGCGAATCTACACTTCGTAAAGCAAGATTTGACGGACGTTTTCTAGAAGGTGAAATAAGGCAATCTGGAAGTACATGGCTAGTTACACGACAAGCAATGGAAAGACTATATGGTGAAAGCAAAAAGCCCCAGAAGTAACCTGGGGCTTTTTAAATTTCCAAGCGTTTGGAGATTTATAGCAACTTATTTATTTAGAAATTGTTACTGTCTGTAGGATTGTTAAGAACTCCAAACAATACAAGTAATTGCAATATACCGGCAGCAACATCACCAACAACACCGGCATCAATACCATACTTTGCAAATAATCCTGTAAGCTGTCCTATTGAAATTATTTGTGCTACAATAGCAAGCCATACTACTTTACTTCTTAATCTGTTTTGTGTCATAATACATCATCCTTTCATTTCATCAATTTTATTTACAATTTGAGCTAATAAAGCAAAACATTCACCACGTGTAATCTTATCATCAAATCTCTTTTCATTAATGATAATGCCGCATTTCTTGAGATAATTAAAAGGGTTTTCTGCCCAGTGATGTTGTTCTACCGGAGTAACCTTAACAACAGGAGTATCAACAACTCCAAGATAATTACATATTCCGTTACATATGGCTTGTGCTTCAATATGAAGTTTCTCAATACTATCAACCGCCTTGTAATCTTGTGTATCTAGGAAAGCGAATTCCGTTATTATGGCCGGCATTTTAGACTTATTTATTACTGTGTAGTAATCTGTTCCGGGATAATTTGTACTTTCTCTTGAAAACATTCGTCTCATATTCTGTCCGGTCTTTGTGAATTCTTTTCCTATTGCTTCGGCCAATTCGTCTCCTTCGCTTTGCTTTGTGTGTATAGTGTGAATTATTTCCCATCCATCACCGCCCCCAGCATTATGGTGAATACCAATAAAATAATCAGCACCCCACGAATTAGCCATGTTACAACGTTCTGTAAGTGATAATGTTATATCTGATTCCCGGCTAAGTTTTACATTAAACCCTTTAGCTAATAATAGTTCTTTAAGTTTTAATCCTACAGTCAAGTTGATATCTTTTTCAATTAATCCATTTGCTTTTGCGCCCGGATCTGTTCCGCCATGACCTACATCTATAAATATCTTTTTCACTTTATCACCTTCTAACTTATTAATTTATCAATAACTGTTTTTGCTATAATTGAAGCTGCTGCCGAAAGAATACCAGTGATAACTAAATCCCATCGTTTTTTCGGTTTGTCAGATAGTTCCTTAAACTCCTTTACAAATTCCTTAAATTCTCCTTCAATAAATTTGTTAAGTGTCTTTTCTATATTGTCTATTTGCTGTGACATTAAAGCTTGAGTGGTTAATTGTTGATTCTGTTTTTCATAGAGATTTTCATATTTGAGGTCACGTGCTTTTTCTCTTTCCTCGGATGCTTTTACCTTCTCTTTTAGTTGAGCTATTTCTAAGACAAGCTTTTGTATTTCTTCTGCTTTGATACATGCTTCACAACTCATTATTATCCCTCCTTCTTTGGCGGTGGAGGGGGCGGCGGTGGAGGGGGCGGCGGTGGAGGGGGCGGTTTAGGTAATATCTTTTTAATTGCTTCTTTGATTTTTTCTAACATGTTAACACCTCACTTGTAACATATAATATAGATTGCCATTACACATATAACAATGGCAAAGGTTATTACGATTGCGGTAAGTCTTTTGTTTATCTTGTCTACATTGAAATTATGCTCTTTTAACATACTTATCAACTCACTAATATTATTCTGCATATATACACCGTCCTTTGTTCTTCACTCCCCTGAAAAGCATAACAAAAGAGGACTAGAAAATCCTAGTCCTCTTGCTCGGTGTATTTCAACACCCTGCCCATGGGTTGCCCATTAAATACTACCGGAAACACTTGGGCAAAGTGCTTGTCGTGTTGCAATCACTATCCGGTAGCACATCTATTTTATGATGCCCTGGACGTTTTGTCATAAAAAAAAGAGTCTGCTAAGACCCTTTCTTTAGTTCCGCAATCTCTGTCTCCAGTTTCTCAACTTTCGCCATTAGCTTTTGCACTGCTCCCAATAGAGTCGGCACAACCTGGGATGTATCAATTGAAGCACAGTCCTTAATCTCCTGTAGCTTGGGCTTGCCATCTTCAATTACTGGATCTCCATTCTCATCGAGTACGGGATATTTTTGATCTCGCTTAATCACAGCCTTTGGGAAAACCTCTCCAAATTCATCCGCAATAAATCCGGTCAAATGGATATCTCTTTCATTCCCGACAAATTCTTTATACTTAAATCTGCGCAGTTTAAGTTTTTTTACTGAATCATAGCAAATTGAAAGGTCCGCATCTTGTATATCCTCTTTTAGGCGGCGGTCAGATCTGTTCGTAAACATTGTTCCAGTTCCTGCACCGTAACTAATGCTTACGACATTACTATTTCCTATGTGAGCAGTATTTGAACCATAACCCCTCGCCATATGTCCTATTACAATTTCGTTTACTTCAGCATTGCCACTAGGCCTTGCAAGAGAACCTATTATTACGCTTCTTCGAATTTGTGTTATAGGCATGACAACAGTATCACAACCAATTATTACATTACTATCAGAATTTTCCATGGGGGTAAGCCCTTCGGCTGCACAATTTCCTATAATTACGCTTGATGAAAGTCCATCATCCTGCGTCATCATAGTTGCATATTTCCCTATCTTTACATTTGTACTTTCAATGTCTAGCATTTCACCAACTTTAAATCTTTCGATGTTTTCATCTTCTAACTTTGAAAGTATTTTGTTCGTATTAAATTCACTAGCTGGCAATGCAGCATTAGCTTTTGCATCTGCAGTATCAGCCTTTGCAGAAGCATCATATATACCCTGTTCTATTTTGTTTAGGTTTGTAGCATTCAACGGAGTAACACCATTAATCCAATTAGTTTTCGTATATGCCACAAAAATCACCCCCTTCCTATACGGTCAATTCTCTTGAAGTTAAGCTCTTCGGAACTTGTTTTCTCTTTTGTCCATAAAATTCTTGATATTAAAATTCCTGTGTTTAGTGAACTTGTTGCTGTACTTCCTCCAAAAATCCCAACTTCTCGAATACTTCCTACAGCTTCAGTATCTAATACAACAAAATCTGTTGTAAGTTCGCCAGTTGCAGTTAGTTCTTGATTAATTATTGGAGTACGAAAAATTTCATTCCCTAGTTTTGTATCTGAAGTAGTTACAGGAGTATTAGATGTACCTAATGCAAGATATTTGATTTCAATATTTGGGTTTATACCTTGAAGTGAACCAATTAACTGATTAAGAACATTATCCATTACTTTATTCTTAATAACTTCTGTTTTTTCTTCACCTGTTTTTAAATTTTTAACTTTTATAATGAACTGTCCTGACCAATTAATTTCATTAATCATATAGCACCTCCGAACTAATTACATTTCCATTAGGATATAAAGTATTAGATGGATATAAAATATCAGATGGATATAAAGTATTAAATACTTTGATTCCCATTTGGCTGGTAATTATTTCAACTTCGTCAAATGATTGAACTGTAACTATAATCTCATCTTCTGATATAGCATAATCTTTACTTTCTTTAATAATATCTTTAAAAAATTGTTCCCATCCACCTAATGAAGCACCGTCGAGAGCAGTAACTTGATATTCAACTTCATCTTGATTAAATGCAGAAACATTAACTGATTCTATAAGAAAATAATCATCAATTTTAAAAAGAGGTTTAACTACTTTAAGAAGTTGACCTGCTTCTAAACCTTGCATTATTGTTGAAAAACTTATTTTGTCATTAACCTCTCCATATTTTTGTAATATTCCTTGACCATATTGTAAAGCTTGAGCTGAACTTTTGATTGAAGATTCATTAATCATATGTTCATAAATACCTGATGTACCAGATTCTTTTGATTTTCTATCACTTATACCTGCTGTATTTTCTAATATGACCATAATATTTCTAAGCCCAATATATGTAACTTCAAGCGTATCTGTAGGACTCAAAGGAGTTTCTGAATTATCTTGAGTAATCGTATTAGAATTATAAGAAAAATACCATTTCTTGTTTTGGTCTATACCGTTTACCCCTATTTGAGAGTCAGGTACTTGTACCCCATTAATAAATATATCTGGTCTTTTTGCTACTGGAAAACGAAGTATAAAGCTTCTACTCTGGCCATCAGGTTTTGGAGTTGGTTTTTCTTTTTGCTGTACTGCTGTTTCACCTTGTGATCCTCTTATATATTGTCTATTTCTATAATTTTCCATGCTAGAGATTTTCTCGAATCCAGAATGAGGTACTGTATCGCTTAATACAAAAGGTGATATATTAGTTTCTCGACTAAAGAAATTAAGCTTTCTATGTTTGTCAATCTGCCAGTTGAAGCCTGTAATGTCCTTCAGATAATCAAGTGCATTATTACAATAAATATAGTTGAATACAGCTTTAGAAATAACAACTCCGTCTTGTATTTCTCCTGCAGTCACTCCCTCTTCTGCCAATACCGGTAATATCTTTTCTCTAACAATATCGCCGGCTTTCATGTTCTCAGCAACACCAACTATAAGCCTTTTGTCTGCCAGAGCTGAATTATCTGTCACTTGAAGGTCGTAGAAAACGACTTCCCTCATTCCTTCATACTCTCTTTTGCTGTAAACAATGCCTGAGAAAATTAACTCAGAATTGTTATAGACTTCAACAGAATCACCTTCATCAATGCTGTCTAACTCCTGCAAATCAACAACAGTCATTGACAATGTTGTCCGTTGATTAAGTTTGTAGGAAATTTGCCATCCAGGGGCAACTAATACCTTTTGGCCAGATATTCGAAACTCTCTCATACTACACCCCCAACACCTTTAACCTTTTTACAAGCCGTTCACCAAGTATATCTATATCTCTATCACTCATAATCTTTGTGTCGTAGAAATTAAGTATTATCCCAGCTTTGTCAAGTGGTTTCACTTTTGCGCCTTGTGGCAATTCAAGCAACTCCGGTCCGGCTTCACCTACAATAACATGACCTTTTTGTACTATTTCTCCACCTGCTGCAAGCAAAGGTATTTCCTTAATATTAATGCCTTTACCTCCTACACCAGGAACCCAATCCGGAACTTTGATTTTGTTTATGCCAGAAATAAAACCATTGATGCCTTTAATAATGAAATTTATTGCACTTTTGATGTTGTTGGCTATACCGTCCCAAATTTGTTTTATGCGTGTTCCTATTGCTTCAAATACAGCCACAAAAACTCCTTTAAACCCTTCAACTAATTTAACAATATAGTCAAGATACGAACTGAAAAACTCTTTAATGCCGTTCCAAACACCTTCCCAGTCGCCCTTTATGAGTGCCAGGGCTGCCTTTATTACTGCTGCAATCATGTTCATTACCGGCTCAATCACTGGTAATAAAGCTTCAAATACCGACATAACAAGCGGTAATACAACTTGTGCCAGTTCGTTAAAAACTTCAAGCAAAGGCGGCAATATTACTTTGACTATTTCGTCAATTAGCTCCATAAATGGTGGCATAATCTTTTCGGTAAATTGTTTAAATAGTTCTGAAAGTACTGGCATTATAGCTTCTATAATCTGTTTAAACAGGTCAATCAATGGTGGCAAAAGCGTTAATATAAGTGTTTGGAATAACTCCATCAGAGGCGGCAAAACTGCCTCTATTATATTTCCAAATAGGTCAATTAACGGCGGCAGGAGGTCGTTTATAATTACCCCCAGTAGTTCAATAAAAGGAGGTAATATCGTTTGTATTATCCCAGTGAAAAGCGCAATCAATGGTGGAAGAACCGATTTCACAAGGTCCATAAACAACGCAATTAAAGGAGGCAAAATATCTGATGCTACTTGTGAAATCAATGTGATCAGATGCGGAAGCATTTCTGACGCAATTTGTGTAAATAGTTCTACCATCGGCAATACGGCGGTCACAATATCTTTCGAAACAGGTATTAGGGAATTGAATAAATTTACAAGCATTGGAAGCAATGATGACGCCAATTCCATGATAGGCGGTATTATCCCAGATACAAGATCGAAAATTACAGGAGTAATTTGTTCTATCATTCCTTCAATGGTCGGAAGGTTGTCTATAATCAAAGATAAGAAGTTTTGCACAGCCGGTGCAACGGCAGTACCAATACTGGTCTTAAAGTCTTCGAATTTAGCCTTAATCATATTAATGCTACCGGATATTGTACTGGTTGCTTCTTTCGCCGTTGTGCCGGTAATCCCCATCTCCGTCTGTATAACGTGGATTGCTTCATATACGTCATTCAAGTTGCTAATGTCGTATTTCTTCCCAGATAATTTCTCGGCATCAGCAAGCAAACGCTCCATTTCTGATCTTGTACCGCCATAGCCAAGCTTGAGGTTGTCAAGCATGGTGTAGTTTTGCTTAGCAAAGCCCTGGTATGCATTCTGGATGGATTCTATCGATGTTCCCATCTTATTAGCGTTATCGGCCATATCAATAATAGCCATATTTGCGACTTCTGCCGCTTTAGCCGTGTCGCCATTAAGTCCTTGAAGAAGCGAAGCCGAAAAGCTAGTCACAGTCTCCATATACTGATTCGCTGTCATTCCTGCTGTCTTGTAAGCATTTTTGGCATATTCTTTAATAATACTAGCAGAGTCACCGAATAGGGTTTCTACGCCTCCTACAAGTTGTTCAAAATCAGCATAAGATGACGTTGCAATAGAGGCAAGACCTGCCACTGCGGTTGTTGCAGCTGCCGCTCCTGCAACTATAGCAGTACCCCATTTCGCAGCGCTTTTGACGCCTTCGCCAAGTTTTGAAGCTACACCTCCTGCCTTTTTTTCTGTGTCAACAATCTTTTTATTAGCCTCGTCATTATCTATAAAAATGGAGCCAAATAATTTGAATATTTCCATAATCTCACCTCAGCTTTGCCCTTATGGCCATCATTTCTTCAATAATTTCTTCTTTACTTTTTTGTGTATACTGTACCGGCTTTTCAAAAAGCTTTGACTTGAATTCTGAAAAGGGAATGAACTTCTGATAGCCAACCATCATATAGGGATACATTGATTTCCATAAGTCCCAAGCTGCCGATTCTTTTTCTTTTTCAAGAGCATGGGCTAAATAATCAGCCGCAGCTGATAGCGGAAGATCCATTATCAGTGCGGCCGGATATCTTGATAGTAACTCTACTATTCGCGGTCCTGAGATTTGACCGCAGATTTGAAAAAATCCATAAAACCTGATTCCTTTGTCAAGCCCTTAATTAATTCAATCAATTCAACTTCTCCTGCTTCTTCTATGCTGCATTTTTTTACCGAAGCCACAAAATCGAGAATTTCGCTCTCAGCTGTGTGGGCTTTTTTAGTAATCTGCTCTAGCAAGTTGTAACCAATTTTTTCAGCTGATTCTTCAGGATTAGTTATTTTTAAGTCTAGTTTATCGATAAGAGCTGAAAGTTTTATACCTGAAATAAGAGTTAACATACTTTACCTCCTTAAGCTGTTTTGAAGTTGACTACTTTTGGAGCCATAACATTACCTGCCAAGTCTCTAACCCTCGCAATTGTCCAAATATAGTCTGTATTCGAATCTAAGTTACTTGTTGGGTCAAATATTGCTGTTCTGTTTCCAGCATTATAGCTTATTGAGCCCGGAACTACAGAACCATCACTTGCCTTAATCAGTATGAAATTGTTAGTGTTTATATCAACATCTCTAATTGGCTCGCTGAATTGAGCTGATAGATTTGCCGATACTGAAACACTTGTTGCTGCATCTGCTGGTATTGTTGTAGCTGTTGGCGGTGTTGTGTCATTTGTCAATGATTCAACGTCTTGTATATCATAGAGATCTGCTGTATCATTCTCTGCGTCCCAGTGAGCATATACTTCGAGTTGCACAACTCCCTCTCCCTTTGGTGCAGCTGTAAAAGAGAAGTCTGATTCTGACATCGCATTATAAAGCTTAATAAGTTTGTAACTTCCACCTACTGTTCTTGCAAGTAGAGCAATATTCTTGAGGTATGCACCTGTCGGAAGTCTTCCGAAGTTTTCGCTTTTTGCACTGATTTTTCCGTCTGCATAAGTCGCATATGGCATTACCATTGAAAGAGTATCAAGGCTCATATCTAATAGAGGAGTACTCAACTTTGCATTGAGTTCATCCAATACCTGCATACCTTTTGTTTTTCCTTTTCGGCCATCAAATTCGATATCACGAATTGACTTCTCAACTGTGAAAGTGCCGCCGCCCCTGGTAGGGCCTAATAGCCTTTCACCTGCTTCACCATAATTGATGAATATGATGCCATAATCTATCTGGATATTTTCAATTTGTTCTTGCGTCAAATTCATACTTGCTTCAGCTCCTTCCTATTATTCTTGCTTGGTAAATATATTTTCTTCTCCTAACTTTCGGATCCGGATCAATCAATGGTATTTTTCTATCAAGATACAAAGTCATTGCCATTCCATCAGCTCTTAAGGTCTTTTTGTTTGTTTGAATATTAATGTTATACATCAAATTTTCAAGTTCTGCAGTATCGTTGTCGTGAACTATATCCCATCCATCAATGTCTATATTTGCAATTTGCAGACTTTCTCCGTCGTCCGGAATTGCTGTGAGGTCATAAGTAATATAAGGAGGTTGTGCATCATCAGGAGCCACTTGGAAATAAACTCTAGGATATATACTTTGAAGATGGTTTTGGAGCATTTTACGAATCTGTATCATCTCCAACCTCCTCATCTTCATTGATTAATCCAAGCGCTCTGTTTTCGTCCTCAATCGCCTTGAGATACTGTCCTTCGATACGTCTAATATCCTCTATGTGGTTGAAAGTCGTTTCCCTGATGATTCCTTTCTTGGGCATTCCTTTTGTACCAAGTTCCTGATTGACACCATACCAGGAGTCATGCTTTACACCGATCTGTAAGTCACATTCCTTTTTCCTTACCCAGTACTGTGTAGAGCTGTATGGCCTTTTTGCTTTTTTCATACCAGGCAGCTTTTTAAATTCTGCAATCATTCTTTTCCTGAGTAACTTAGCAACATCTTTGAGAGCTGCCCTTGATAGTTCGTCAATAGTGTATTTAGCTCTGTCCACATTAGATATGAATTCAATACCATCTTTTTTTATTTTTGTTACACTTTTAGGCATTGGCATCTATCTCACCCCCTGACACACTAATTCGATATTTTCAAAGTCTGAAAAATCTTTTGCTTTGTCTGCTTTGTATGTCCGTATAACTCTGTACTTTTGTCCGGAATACTCTACGTCTTTTTGTCCTGAATAATCATATTGGTTGATTACAAAAACAATTTCAGGCTGAAGACCGTGAGCAGCTGCTGCATAATGTTCTGATTGCCTTACTGACCTTACAACACAAAGTACCGGAGTTCTTATTTCTGTTGTTACCGGGTCCCCTATATCATTTGTATTACTGACTTTTTCTATCAGTATCAGTTCATCATCAAATGTCATGATGTATCACCTGCTTTATGTATAAAAAGGTTGTGAAGTCTATATTGTAAGTGTCTAGGCATGCCGGTATCACTGTCACGGCTTTGGTACCGCCATGTTGCATAGTCAACAACGAACATAAGATGGTTCGTATTATCTGGGTCTAGAACTATGCCTTTTTCATCTTCTAGTTCTTTGATAACTGAATTGATAATTGCAGTTATATAGCTATCTCGGACAGTAGAAGATATTCCTAATCTGGCTTTAGTGAGTGCTAGAATTGTATCAGTATTCATATCTCACCAACCTTTCTGAAAATAAATAAAAGAGAGTGGTTCTTTCCACCCTCTTTTCATTCGCTTAAGTGTCCTTATGCGAACAAAATACTTTATATAAATTAATAAATTTAATATAATTGGTATTATTTAATAATTTTTAAAGATAATTGGTAATTTATTTTACGCAATTCCAAACCAATTACTTTATTCAGTTATTACTGGTTCTCTTTCTATATAATTTCTGAAAGCATTGTATCTGAAAGTTGTCAGGTACAAGATACCATTATGTGTTAAATCACTAAAAGAAAATCCATTTTTAAAGTAATCTCCAATTTGCGCCTCTCTATTTGGAATAAGTAATGATGTTGTTGAATCTCTATAAGTGAACTTCCAAGCAATGTTTGGGATTGCATTCTCATAATGCCAATTAATAAACTGCTGTGCCAAAGTGTCATTGGTTGTACCATTACCACTTAAATCGGAGTTACCCCATTCGCTTGTGAACAATGGATAATCATTACCATAGTTAGTTTGGAACTTTGTTAATGCGTCTGTTTCATCATACACATAAGCATGGTCGGAAATAAACACTTCATCTTCTTTACCTATACCTTGAAGCATTGTATATAGTGATCCTACACCATTACTACCATGCCCCATCACAATAACAGCATTAGGTATATTTCCTTGAATGATGTTTATTAGAGATTGTGCATAGCCCTGCATAGATGCTGCTGTATTGTTGTATGGTTCATTGGCTATTTCAAACATTACATTACCATCCAATGCGAAAGTAGTAGATGCCCATGTAAAGAATTCCTCTGCTATGGTTTTGTATTCAACAATACTACTATCAGATGTCATAACATGCCAATCTATTAGTACGTATATACCCAACTCTTTACACCATGCAACTATATCCTGTATGCCTGCTTTTATTTCTGCTGAATGTGTGTCGTACCCATAACATAACCCATCATACATATATTGACTTCCAGTGTAAGTTCTCATGTATATCGGTAAACGAATTATATTTACACCATAATACTTGAGTAATTTTAAAGTACTATATGTATGAACTCGATAAACAAGGTTTGGTATATGGAACAGCGCAACTCCCTGTAATGGTACGGGAACATTATCGCTATTCACAATATATTTCCCATACTGCTTTAACCTGCCATTATACAAAAAGTTATTGCGGTTTAATATCCAGTCCTTTATTTCTGTTCTTGTTTTGTTATCCTCCCCAATCTTCATTCCATTTTCTTTGATGTAATCATCAACACACACTTCTATATAGCATTCCAAACTATCCATTGCAGCTTTGAACTTTTCTTCAAGGATAAAATCTCTCATATCTCTTAAAAATACATTTGGTACATGTAACCTTCTTTTTACAAAGAACTTTGCTTCGCTAAGTTCTATTGGTGAGTCATCTTCTTTAGCAACAACGACCTTAGCAAACCCATCAAATTTAGGCTCTATTTTTGTTAAGAAACCTTCCATAATTGTATGCGTGGAATGATAGAAGTTCTTCCTTTCATCGTACAAAGCTGCAAACATTTTATATCCATCGGGTACATATAATGTATCTGTTCTGCTAAGTTCAATATATCCTGGTGTCCTTGCTCTAGTTTCAATACTACTAGGAGCGCCTGATGATATTGTGCCTAATTCAAGATTTTCAACTGTTACATCGTAATCTTTAACAAGTTGTACATCTCCTGTGAACGCCTTAACAAGTAGAACATAATCTCCTAATTTAGGCTCATATCCAAGCGCTACAGGAGTAACATCACTTATGTTAATTTCTCCTTCTTTTAACTTTGGAATACCATCATCAAAAGGATATTTTATATTTAGTTGTGAACCAGTTAGATTAGGAAAATCATTAGCAAATTCTGTTCCATCTAAAAGCTCAAATAGTCTTAGGTTTTTTATTTTAATTTTTTTACCTGATGAT